ATATTATAAGATGACAAAAGGATTTACATGTGGTGCATTTGACCTTCTACACGCAGGTCATATTGTAATGTTAAAAGAGGCAAAAGAGAATTGTGATTATCTAATTGTGGGTCTACAAACAGACCCAAGCATTGATAGACAAGAAAAGAATCAACCAGTGCAATCAGTTTACGAAAGATACATGCAACTACAGGCAGTAAAGTATGTCGATGAGATTATACCATATGATACTGAACAAAGTTTAATTGACTTGTTAGAGTCAACAGATATTCATTTAAGATTTGTGGGCGAAGATTATGTAGATAGAAATTTTACAGGTAAAGGTCTTCATGAAATTTATTATACAAACAGACAACACTCATTTAGTAGTAGTGGTTTAAGGAGAAAGGTGAGTCAATCATGAATATAACAATAGCAAGACTTCGTTCAAATGTAAAATACAATGGACCATTAGAAACAGTATTAGATAGTTTCTTTGAGAATTATGTAAAATGGCAAAGAGCAAATCCACAATACAATTACGATACTTATAATGTATCATTTGATAACACAAGACCAAAGAGAACACCTGAAACTATTAAGTGGGCAGATGTAATAGTTATACCTAGTGATAGTGAGTTCAGGTATCATGGTGAACTACAGATGAATCCAAAAGACTTAGCAAAGTCTAACGAACATATGGATGAGATTAGACCATACTTTGAAAACAAAGATGTTATTATGTTCTGTAGTGATAGAGCAGATACAGAAGAACTATACAGAGAAGAAGTATTTAAAGGAATCAAATTGAAATCGTTCACTAAAATAGATGAGATAGATTTTAGTGGCAACATTCACGGCATGAAGTATCACTTCATAAACACCTTGAAAAACCCCTTGGCAGAAATGATGGGTTCAACGAAGTCAATCGACTTTGGATATTGGGGTCGTATGAAACACGGTCATGATAGAGAGAAGACCATCCGCCAAATTTATCGAAGTGAACTTTCATGCCAACTTATTGGTGGTATGCCATCTGGTGTAGAAAGAAAATCTAAATGGATTAAAGATTGGAAAAAATTATATCCACTATTAGAAACTTGTAGAGCAACTCTATGTTTTAATTGGTTAGATGAAACTGCAACAACATCTAGATATGTTGAGGCACTTGCAATAGGTATTGTCCCTTTTGTATGGAGAAACTATGACTGCAACAATACATATAGGATAGACAAGTGGCAAAGAGTATATACCTTTGAAGATTTTTTAGAGAAGTCATTACAGTTAAGAGATGACTCATTTAGAAAAGAGAAGTTAGAACTCGCCAGAGAAAACTATTCAGAAGTTCATCTTACAGAAGATGAATACTATACAGAATTTGAGAGAAGAATGAACAATGCTTTTTAAAGAAGTTTACATGGTGGTTGAGAACCCACAAGAAAAAGATGCAGGTATAGAACTTATATCTGGTGAGTGGGAAGGATTAGTATATCAATATGGTGATGTTCAGTTTGTAGATGGCGAACCACAAATGAACTTCAAAAGAACAATTAGAAGATTACCAAAAGGTGTAGAAGCTTCAGAAGAAGCGTTTGAAGAATTACTAAATAATAGTAAGTTAAATAATCTTATGGGTGATATTCTTGTAGAACTTATACAAGAACAAATCAAAAGAGAGGAGAAGGATAAAAATGCCAACAGTTCAAGCTAAATTTATGCATCTAGAAGGTGAAGATGCAAACACAGCAACATATCTTTTAATTGATTATACTAATGAAGACGACCTTAACTCTAAAATATCAACTTTAGAAAGTGAACAAAAATTAGAACACTTGGAAAATAGGGAGCTATAATGGAAGAAATTATTAAAGAATACAAGTTTAGTGGTGATGTCACTGCTGATGACGGTGAAGTTTTAGAAAATGTAGAATTGTGGTTCAGATTGAAACACACTAATGACGAAGACCTTCAAAATAATATAGAACATAAAGAAAGTGAAGGTTTCACTTATCTTGGCGAATCAAGAGAAATCGAGGAAGTAGTAGAAAGTGAATAGTGAAGTATTAAAAGAACAGATTAAAAGACACGAGGGAGAAGTCCTCGAAGTTTATAAAGACTCTTTGGGTTATCTAACTTTAGGGGTTGGTCATTTAATCAGAGAAGATGATGCAGAATATGGTGAACCAGATGGAACACCTGTATCACAAGAAGTCGTAGATAGATACTACGATGCAGATTTTGACAAACATGTAGATGAAACACTTCATGTTTGTGGAGCACACGACATAGATTTTGATAATCTACCTGAGAACATTCAACATGTATTAGTCAATATGTGTTTTAATCTTGGTGCAAATAGATTAGCAAAGTTTAGAAACATGCTTAAGGCATGTTCTGAATCTAATTGGGAAGAAATGGCTGCCCAAATGGAAGACAGTAAGTGGTATGGTCAAGTAGGAAGAAGGTCAGTAGAACTGCAACAAATGGTTTTGGATGCATGACCTATGCCTACAGTTAAATGTATCAGACTCGATACTGGTGAAGTATTAATTGGTTTTGTTGAAAAACATTTTAATGGTGATTACACCATTAGAGATGCACAAACATGTATAATGGAGGTAAAAGATGGTCACATGGAAGTCAATTTGGCGCCGTGGATTCCTTTTGCCAAAGAATACACATTCAGAATCAACAAGAGTCTTATACAAACGGTCTTTGATGCAAAGCCCCAACTCGAAACTAATTTTAAAGTTGCGACAGGCAATACGCAAAGAGGACAAGTAAGGAAATAAATTATGATAGATTTTATAGATAGAATATTGTCTGCCCAAATCAAACAGGCAGATGCAATGATTGAGAAACATAAAGTAAACATAGAAGTTCTTTCAAAGAACGCAAGTGGTGTTGCAGAACATCCAGATATTATGGACACAGTTGAGAAGGAGTTAGATAGAATAGCTTATTGGAAAGATATTAAGTCTGCTTCTCTCGAATTTGATTTCGAATCTAAGAAAAAGACACTTGTAGAATAGACTAGTCCATAGTATAATAGATATATGGATTTTTATACAAATGTATGTCGGTCTCGTGATAAAATTCTCGCAATAGGATATAAGAACGGAAAGAAACAGAAACTTTCCGTATCATATCGTCCTAATCTTTTTATACCATCAAAGAAAAGTTCATCGCCTTACAAGGCACTCGATGGCAGACCATTAGAAGTTGTAAATCTCAACTCAATGGCAGGCGCCAAGAAATTCAAAGACAAATATCAAAACATAGATGGTTTCGAAGTTCATGGTTATGATAGATATGTTTATACTTACATATCAGATAAGTTTCCAGGCAAAGTAGAATTCGACCCCAATCTAATTAAGATTGCTACACTTGATATAGAGTGTGAGTCAGAAGATGGTTTTCCAGAACCATCACAAGCAATAGAAAAAGTCAACGCAATATCAATTAAACCATTTGGTAAATCTTGTGTTGTGTTTGGTTTGGGTGAATGGGAAACAGAGTCAGATGTAATATATCATAACTGTAGTAGTGAGAAAGACTTACTCGCAAAGTTCATGCAGTATTGGAGAGAAGAGTGGTTTGATATTATTACAGGTTGGAATGTAAACGCATTTGACATTACCTATCTTTGTAATCGTGTTGATAGATTATTTGGTGAAGATTCTCATAAGAAATTTTCTCCATGGGGTCAATCATCTCAACGAGAATTCTTAATAAATGGTTATCAGAAACAACAAGTATTTGATTTGAGTGGTGTTAATGTTGTTGACTATCTAGAACTTTATAGAAAATCTACATTTCATAATCAAGAATCATATAAGTTAGATTATATCGCACACTTTGAGTTAGGTAAAAAGAAATTAGATTACTCAGAGTATGGTTCACTTCATACTTTATATAAGAATAATTATGCAAAGTATCTAGAGTATAATGTTCGTGATGTTGTTCTAGTAGAAGAACTAGAAGACAAACTAGGTTTCTTAGATTTAACACAGGCAATGGCGTATGACGCCAAGTGTAATTACATTGATACATTTGGTATGGTTAAGTATTGGGAAACAATCATATACAATTTCTTAAAAGAACAAGGTGTTCAGACACCACCACAAAAGAAAAACGAGAACAAGAACAATCAGATTGTAGGTGCATTTGTAAAAGAACCTATTACAGGTGGACATAATTGGGTGATGTCATTTGACTTGAACTCACTTTATCCACATTTGATTATGCAGTGTAACATTTCGCCAGAGAAAATGATTAAAGGCAATCGTCAAGATGCAACTGTAGATAAGATGTTGAATAAAGAGATGGACTTGTCTTTAGGTAAGAAGATGAATACTGCAATCGCACCTAATGGTGTTATGTTCTCTAGAGATAAACAAGGTTTCTTTCCTGAGATTATGGAAGTCATGTATGATGAGCGTAAGGCATGGAAGAAAAAGATGATTGAGTATCAACAAGAAAAACAGAGAACGCCTAAAGATGAAGTCAAAAGACGAGCAGAACTTGATACTCTTATTAAGAGAGCATATAACAATCAACAAGTAAGAAAGATTGCACTGAACTCAGCATATGGTTCTATGGCGAATCAATGGTTCGCTTTCTTTAGTGTTGATTTGGCAGAGGCAATTACTACTGCTGGTCAATTAGTTATTAGATGGTCAGAGAAAACAGTTAATGAATATCTTAACAAGATACTTAAAACAGATAATGAAGATTATGTAATTGCAATTGATACAGACTCAATCTATCTTACAATGGATAAGTTTGTTAAAGAAGTTATGCCAGATGAAACTGATAAAGATAAGATTATTGATTTCTTATCTAAAGTAGAACACAAGATAGAAGATGTTTTAGAAGAAGGTTTTCTAGACCTTGCAGATTATGTAAATGCATTTCAACAGAAAATGGAAATGGGTCGTGAGGTAATTGCAGACAGAGGTATATGGACTGCTAAGAAAAGATACATTCTTAATGTTCATGACAACGAGGGTGTAAGACTTAAAGAACCTAAACTTAAACTCATGGGTATAGAAACTGCAAAATCATCTACGCCTCTATGGGTTAGAAGAAGACTAGAAGATGCAATTAAAGTTGTAATGACAGGAACAGAACAAGAGTTGTGGGAGTTCGTAGAGAAATCTAGAAAAGAGTTTAGAGAATTACCGCCAGAAGATGTTGCGTTTCCTAGAGGGTGTAGAGGTCTAATTCAATATGCAGACTCTACAAATATATACTCAAAAGGCACACCAATTCATGTTAGAGGTTCATTGTTATTTAATCATAGACTTAAAGAGATGAACCTTACAAAGAGATATGAACCCATTATGAACGGTGAGAAAATACACTTTACATATCTAACAATGCCCAATCCGTTAAATGAAAATGTAATATCATTTACGAGTTCATTGCCTAGAGAATTTGATTTGCATAGATTTGTGGACTATGATATGCAATTTGATAAATCATTTGTTGAACCATTAAAGAATATTGTTCAGTTAATCAATTGGAATGTTGAACCTACTGCAAGTCTAGACACATTCTTTGCATAAATAATAGTATGGCATATAGTAAGAAGGTTGTAGAACGATTTGAATCTGTTCTAAACAATCCAGAAAAACACTCAGTTGGAAGATTTGACCCCAAGGCACCTGATATTGCTACAGGAATGACTGGTGCACCTGCATGTGGAGATGTAATGAAATTGCAATTGAAACTTGATGAAGATGAAAGAATAGTTGATGTCAAGTTTAAAACATATGGATGTGGTAGTGCAATCGCATCTTCTACATTGTTTGTTGATATGCTTAAAGGTAAAACAATAGAAGAGGCAAAACAAGTGAAAGATAAAGAAATCGCAGAAGCACTTGAATTGCCACCAATCAAATTACATTGTTCTGTTCTTGCAGAAGATAGCATACAAAGAGCAATACAAGATTGGGAATCAAAAAAGGAGCATAGACAACATAATTATGTATAGATATAAAGTAAATGTAGTTAAAGTTGTGGACGGTGATACAGTTGATGTAGATATAGACCTCGGTTTTGGCATGTCATATAAAAAACAAAGAGTCAGAATGGTGGGTATTGATACACCTGAAAGCCGAACAAGAGATTTAGTAGAAAAGAAATTTGGTAAGGCATCAAAGGCACATCTTAAATCAATCTTAGAAGCAGGAGATATTGAATTAGTATCTCACGATAAAGGAAAGTTTGGAAGAATCTTGGGTGATTTATTCATTGGTTCTTCAACATTCTCAGTTAATCAGCAAATGATTAATGACCACCACGCAGTCGCATACACAGGTGGTAATAAAGAAGAAACTGAAAAAGGTCACATGGCAAACAGAGAAATTCTTATAGGGAACGGAACAGTTGTTCTTGAAGAGTCAGAGTCATGATGATAACAATTATGGATGTATTTTACATCCTAATGATTTTAATAATCTTCGGATTCATAATTCATCTAGAAACACAGATGAAAGTTATATTGGAGATGTTAAAACAAAGGTGGTCTCATAGTTCATTAGAAGAAGAAAGAAAATCATTATTCGAAAAGTCCCTAGACAAATTAGACCCCAAGTGATATACTGAATACAGTATATAAAAAAATATATATTATGGAGAAGTGAAATATGTCATTTATTAAAGACTTAGTAAAAGCGTCAGGCAATGAATACGCAAGTATCGTTTCCGAAGGCGTTGCTGCTGGAGATGTGGACTCATTTATAGATAGTGGTTCTTATGTCTTCAACGCACTTTTAAGTGGTTCACTATATGGTGGATTACCTAAAAACAAAATTACTGCAATCGCAGGAGAATCAGCAACAGGTAAAACTTTCTTCGCATTAGGAATGTGTAAACAATTCTTAGAAGATAATCCTGAAGCTGCTGTAATCTATTTCGAATCCGAATCTGCAATCACAAAAGAAATGATTGAAGAGAGGGGTATCGATTCAGCAAGAGTTGTTATTGTGCCTGTAATAACAGTTCAACAATTCAGAAATCAGGCAATCAATATTCTCGATAGATATTTAGAAACACCAGAAGATGACAGACCACCAATGATGTTCTGTTTAGATTCACTTGGTATGTTATCTACAACAAAAGAAATCGAAGATACTGCTGAAGGAAAAGAAACTAAAGACATGACTCGTGCCCAAATTACAAAGGGTGCATTTAGAGTATTAACTCTTAAACTTGGTCGTGCAAAGGTTCCTATGATAGTTACCAATCACACATACGATGTAATTGGTTCTATGTTCCCACAAAAAGAAATGGGTGGTGGTTCAGGCTTGAAGTATGCAGCCTCATCAATCATTTATCTTTCAAAAAGAAAAGAAAAAGAGGGTAGTGAAATCATAGGAAATATTATACACTGTAAGAATGCTAAGAGTAGATTGACAGTTGAGAACAGAATAGTCGATGTCAGATTGACATATGATAAAGGTCTCGACAGATATTATGGTCTATTAGATTTGGCTCTTGCAAGTGGAGTTTTTGAAAAATCTTCAACTAGAGTTAAATTACCAAATGGTAAAACAGAATTTGGTAAAACAATTAACAATAATCCAGAGAAATACTTCACCGAAGAAGTAATGGAAAGATTAGAAACAGTATGCAATCAGTATTTTAAATATGGAAACAACGAGAATAGAAGTATCAATAATCAAGAATCTGATACAGAATGACCAGTTTGCACGGAAAGTAATTCCTTTCCTAAAATCTGAGTATTTTGCCGATTCATCTGAGCAACTAGTATATAAAGAAATTACACATTATTTCGACAAATATACTAAAGGCCCAACACTCGAAGCACTTCTCATAAATCTAGATAACAATTCATCTGAGTCAGAGAATGTTGTCAAGATGTCAAAAGAGTTGTTGGGTTCTTTGCCCAAAGATGAAACGCCTATAGAATGGCTTATTGATGAAACAGAATCATGGTGCAAAGATAGAGCAATCTATATTGCAGTAATGGATTCTATTGAAGTCTTAGATAAGAAATCTCAAAGGTCAACAGGTGAAATACCAGAGTTATTAAAGGATGCCCTTTCCGTGTCTTTCGACCAACATATTGGTCATGACCAATTAGAAGATGCAGAACAAAGACATGAGTTTTATACCCATGAAGAAGAAAAACTTCCATTTGATTTAGAATACTTCAACAAGATTACAAAAGGTGGTCTGCCTAATAAGACATTGAACATTTGTCTTGCAGGCACAGGTGTTGGTAAATCATTATTCATGTGTCATATGGCATCTAGTGCCTTGATGCAGAACAAGAATGTTTTATACATTACATTAGAGATGTCAGAAGAAAGAATTGCAGAGAGAATAGATGCAAATATAATGAATGT